CGCCCCGAAGGGCGCATTTGGTTAAGCAACGCGATAAAGTGTCCAAGTACCGGCGCCAGTCCTACGAGCCAAAAAGCGGGCTGAAGACGTAATGGCAACCGTAACCGAACCAACAAGCGTCCAACCCGTACCAGCGACAATCGTAAGCGCGCCACTGGAAGTACCTAGGTTAACGATGTTTAGCTCAAACGTGCTATCTACTTTGGCGTTAGTAACAACTGCCTCAGTAGCAACCGTGGTGGGCAACGTGTAGCTGGCCGCAGACGCGCTGGGGTCTGCTACAAGCAGACCGCCGGTAATTTGAGCAACGGTAAGGGTAGCGGTTGCAGTAGCCGTTTGAGGGGCTGCCTGAACGCCAAGGGTAAGTTCACTAATATTGCCATCAGTTGTTTGATAGCCACCACCAACAGAAGCTAGTGCCATGATAATTCCTTTCCAAATAAGTTAAAAAGCCCCCGCCGAAGCGGAGGCATTTAAGGGTTTAGCCCCAGAGGCGAACAGCCATTTCAGGACGGATAACGCCAAAACCGTACAGCACGTCAATACGGCAAGGCATACGGTCGTTGTTAATGTCGTACTGACGAACAACGCGCATGGAGATGCCGTTATGGACTTGACGCGAAGCAAGGTCAACACCTTGAGGCAACAGAAGGTCGGCGGTCGCAAACGTGATCGCGTCGCGGTGGTACACGAGGTTCTGGGGGTAAGCGGTGCTTGCCGAACCAAGGAACGTCACAACAGCGTTGTTTTGCGGGAAGCTGTCAACCGTAGCCAAAGCGTTGCTGGAGGTGTAGATCGCGGGAGAAACTGCAATCGTGGCCTCGCCACCGGCACTGGCTGTTACGTCAGCGGTTACAACGAACTGCTGAAGCGAACCAGTGGACTCGCGGGTTTGTGGGTTAACAGCGTAGACGCCAGCAACCGTAAACACTTCACCAGCTTTAACCGTACCGGCGTTACCAAGACCGTCGATGACGATGGATGTGCCGCCTTCGGTGGAAAGCGTACCGTTAACAGCACCGTTAGTGCGGCTACCAGTGGTGAACTGCTTAACAGACTGAGACATGTTGATCTCGTCGTAACCCAAGACGCCTTCGCCCATCATGCCGTTCTTGAACTGGCTGGAGATGGTAGCGGTGGGATTAAACAGACCTTTCATGCCCTCAACCAATGCGGCGTTAGCAGCGGGGTTAACCGTTGCGTAGCGGGGCATCATGGTTGCAGCGGCCTCGTTCAACTTTTGCTGGGCCTGAAGAAGAACCAGCGAAGTGCCAGGAGTGGTGCCGGGAGTACCAACGGCTTGATAGATGCTCTCATAAGAATTAGCAACATCGGCGTCGATGGAAGCGGCCAACTGGCTGATACGGGGTTTAAGCACACGCTCGGCGAAGTCGTCGAGCTGCATGGTCAGTTCGGCAGACGTGAAGTTCACACCGATATGCTTCTGGGAAGCAACTGTAAGGGTGGTGAACTGCTCGTTGTCGTCCTGAACCTGAAGTGCAGCACCGTCGGTCACAAGAGCGCGATCCGGGAGGCGAATACGCAGTGTGGAGCCAATTTTAGCGCCTTCAACGGCGAAAGAATCGTCGTACTGACGATTTACGTTACGGGTGATTACAAGGTTGTTCTCAAGAATCTCAAGAGCCTTTCTTGTAATCATGTCAATGGTTAGTAAGGTATTTGCCACAATAAAGTCCTTTCAAATTAACGAATGTTTCGCGCCTCCAGCTTTTTGATTTGTCGTTGACGCTCCGCAGCAATCCAGTCAGACGTGCTCATTGATTTGATCGACCGGGGATCGGTCGTGTCATACGCTGGGCCACCTGCACTGCGGGATGTCACCGGCGAAATCGGAGCCGGAGCACTAGAAGTTTTTTTGGTGGGCGGGTCAGAAGCTAATTTAGCTTCAACCTTTCCAATTTCTTTAGCTTGCAAAATTGCTGGCAATTTAGAGATGCGATCCGCTTCTTTCGGATTGGAACCAAGATAGTAAGCTATCTCAGGGCCAATGTCAGAACCTTGAATCGACTGCGCCATCACGGTTGTAACTGGAAGCCTGGGGTTATACGCAACTTGTTCAAAGTCTTCGTATTTTGACCGCGCTTCTTCCTCTAAATCGTGATACGCCTCAAGCATTTCAGCTTGCTGTCTTTGTTCTTCCCGCTGCAACAACAACTGTTCGGCTTTACGAGTCGCCAGTGCATCGGCGTACTGCTCAGTCGATTGAAATTGTTCAGGCGGCGGTAGTTCCGCAGACATCGCAGGTTGTTGTGCTTTGAGCGCTTGTTGCTGACGCTCCCACTTGCGTTGCTCTCTTGCTAACCTTTTGCCAATCAGAGCATCTACTTCTTCTTGAGAGAAGACTTTAGATAATTCTGCTGACTTTTCTTCCGGCGTAATATTTTCAGACTCAGGCGCAGCCGTAGCGGCCTGTTCCGGCGCGGGTGTTTCCGCTAACTCAGATACTTCTTGTGTTTCTTCAGACATTGCTGTGATTCCTTAGAATCCCCGGTTAACGAACCGGTACGTTTACAACATTCGGGTCAAAACACGATCACCAACGGTTCGACCGCTTGCAAAAGTAATCGTCGTAGTATTTGTTTCAGTGTAGTCCTCTAAGTATTCTTGCACAATACCGTTTACTGTTACAAGTAAGTACCCGCCTAAACCGTATTCAGGCACCGTAAAAATTGTCTGGCCCCCTGTAGCAATCTGTACGGGCGCTTGGGCTGCAAAGGTAGTGCCAATGCCGTCAACCGACCAAATGAGCACGTCGTTTGCGTCATAAAGCACCCATTTATACAAAGACGGCCCGAGCCAAACATCCGCTTCGCCGCGTGAGTCGAGAATGACCGGGTTCGCATTGGCCGTGTTGCCGGTAGAGCTTGTATACGTTGCCAAAGGCGATGTAGTGCCTGCAGCATAAGTGTAGAGTTTGCCGCCAACTAAAGGTTCACCGCTGGCCGTAAAAAATTGAACTTTAGGTACTGGGGGGAGCATCGCACTCATGCTGTTTCTCGCTCAACCCAAGATGTTGTTTCTTCATCCCATTTATAAGCGCTAAAGTCGGCGCCTTCTGGGTAGGGGACGGGGCTAGACCAAGTAAAGTCAAACGAGTTCCAGACCCACGAAGGGTAAGGTTGTCTAGCGTAAAACTCATCGTGCTTGCGGGTCGTCCACTCAACCTGAGTTAACTCTTCCAATATCCCCGGAACAGTCAAATCGGCATCGTCATCACAAGTACCGTAATACTTAGGTGCGCGAAGGTATCGCCCATTTGGTGCAAGCTCTACGGGCCATGTGGACTTATCTACCCAGTCAAGCACAAGCCCTTTAATTTTAGGCATAGACGGCCCTGTGCGTTGCGGTTCAACCGTACAAGGCACTTTAGTTTTAGCGTCTACTTCGGTTATGACAATGTGTTTCATTTGATGTTACCTTGAAAGATGTTTGTACCGAGCCACAAAATAATTAAATGATTAAATGGTTAAACGGCTACCCGCCTGACGGCACGGACATAGAGGCCAATGTCCTTATTGACGCTGAACTGAAAGCCATTACTGAAGTCCTGGTACCAAGCGACCGTCGAGCTGTTCTCTGTACTAGACCAGTAGTTGCTCGCAGCAAACGCTTCTGTATTTCCAGTTTGAAAATCGGTTGCGGCAGTCTGGGCAGGAGTCCCCGCCGTGTAGTTGCTGCCCCTACTAGGTACGGCATTGGTGTTTGTACCTGTGCCTGTGTTGTTACTTGCAGTAGTCGGCTTGAGGTTAAAATAGCACACTTCTAACTCGTTTTTAGCCGGCATGTACCAATCAGAAAAAGTGCCAATCGTAAGCCCTTCGCAAAATTGAGCCGCAGGATGCGAAGCATCATTCATATTGGCGCTATTAGTAGGCCCATCAATAACTGAAGAGGTTCCCGCCGTTGAAGTGTTTGACGTTTTCCATTGCTTGCTGGAATTTTCACCAGACGACTTAGGCGCAATAACAAGGTTGTAATCTGCAACGCCGGTGCCTGCCGTTGAAATCTGACCGGCAAAAAACCCACCTTGATAGGCCGCGCCAATGTCGGGTATGCCGCCCCCAAAACTCATTCCCAAAAGGGCTAAATGGATTCCACTCATGGTGCTACGTTCCCTGAAATGACACAAACGGTTCCACTAATAAACAAAATCGTGCAAATGCCTCGGGTTGCCAAATCAACTGTTGCTTCATCGCTGTCTGCACCCGCTATGTACGCCGTTGTAATTGTGCAAGTAATCGTAATGTCACCGGAGGTGTTGTTAAAGATTGAAACAACATCGCCTGCTGCGAAGGTTGCATCAGGAATCGTAATTGATCCGCTTGCTCCAACTTCAATAAATTTACCAACATCGCCAACAGCAAGCGTGTAAGAAGCAGTTTTAGCTGAGCCAGATTGTGGAATCGCCCTTAACTTACCGCCGCCGTCTGAATACGTTGCGGCAGTTGTTACGACGCCTGAACCTTGTGGGGTTAGTGTAAGGTCAATGTTTGTGTCTGTGCCGTCAGCCGCTACGGTTGTGCCGGTTACGGTCAACCCTGCCGCAGCCACGTTCGTATCTAAGCCACCTAGAAACGTGGTGGCAGTAACATTTCGCCCTACAGTTAGATCGGCGATGGATACTTTAGAGGTTGTGCCGCTTTGAACAATAGGTAGTACCTCAGTACCCGCGACCGGGGTAGTTGCGGCAGGTAGTTGGGAAATCTTTAAGTCAGCCATTTTTTACTCCAATAAGATAAAGTCGCCGTTTTCCTGGACTAAATCAGCTCCAGACTCCGTTTCAAGGTTGCTTACCGCTATGTCTTCATCAAAATCGCCGGAAAACAACGAAATAACACCGCCTAGCCCAATGGCTACCGCGTTCCGAAGTCCGACGCCAAAGCTCATCGAATGTTAACGGGCCGACAAAAAATAGCGCCGTCTTCAGAAACACGAATCGCACTTACGCGCCATTGACCGCCAGAAC